TTTTCAGTATCCTGGAGAGGATGAAGAGAAAAATCGGGATAAAATTTATTCTATGCAGCAGTTTGAAGAATGGTTTAAAAAGAATGAGTCTGATTTAATTTGGAATGAACAAGCTCAAGGATATGATTCTAATAATGATATTAATTTATGTAATTTAAGTTTATCTTTTATTCCAATTCAATTTAATATAGTCAAAGAAAATTTTGACTGTTCTAATAATTCACTTATATCTTTAGAAGGATGTCCGAAAGAAGTTGGAGGACATTTTAATTGTTCTGTGAATAATCTTACATCATTAAAAGATTGTCCAAAAAAAATCAATAAAAACTTTGATTGTTCTTTTAATAATCTTACATCATTAGAAGGAAGTCTAAAAGAAATCAAAGGGGATTTTGATTGTTCTTATAATAAGCTTATATCTTTAAAAGGAAGTCCTGAAAAAGTCAGAGGAACTTTTGACTGTTCTAATAATTCACTTATATCTTTAGAAGGATGTCCAAAAGAAATTGGAAGAAGTTTTTATTGTACTTATAATCAACTTGATATTAATGAATTTGTTGAAATTAATTGTACAGATTTTATTTGTGATGATTATTATACACAATCTAAGACTTATAAATATTGGTACCTTAAAAATAAACTGAAAAATATATGAATCTTAGATTTAATATAAATCCTAAAAATATTCTTGAATCATTCAAAAAATGGTTCAAAGAGAATGAATCTGATTTAATTTGGAATGAACAAGCCCAAGGATATGATTCTAATAATGATATTAATTTATGTAATTTAAGTTTATCTTTTATTCCAATTCAATTTAATATGGTCAGAGGAAATTTTAATTATTCTTATAATAAAGTTAAATTTACAGAAGAACAAGTAAGATCAGTTTGCAAAGTTGGAGGAAATATTATAACATGAATTTCAAACAGTTAATTAGATTATATGAGAATGAGATAGTTTTTCAGTATCCTGGAGAGGATGAAACGCTAGCTCGTGATAAAGTTTTATCTTTGAAACAATTTGAAAATTGGTTTAAAAAGAATAAATCTAAGTTGATTTGGAATGAACAAGCTCAAGGATATGATTCTAATAACGATATTGATTTATTTAATTCAGATTTATCTATTATTGCAATTCAATTTAATATAGTTAAAGGAGATTTTTCTTGTTCTCTTAATTATCTTATATCATTGGAAGGAAGTCCGAAAGAAGTCGGAGGAAATTTTTCTTGTTCTCATAATAATCTTACATCATTAAAAGGTTGTCCAAGAGAAATTAAAAAAGGTTTTAATTGTTCTTTTAATCATCTTACATCATTAGAAGGAAGTCCTGAAGAAATTGGAGGAAATTTTAATTGTTCTGATAATAAACTTATATTATTAAAAGGTTGTCCAAAAGAAGTCAAAGGAGATTTTGATTGTTCTTATAATCAACTTGAATCATTAGAAGGTTGTCCAGAGAAAGTTGGTGGACATTTTGATTGTTCTAATAATCAACTTATATCATTAGAAGGTTGTCCAAAAGAAGTCGGAGGAAATTTTAATTGTTCTCATAATAAAGTTAAATTTACAGAAGAAGAAGTAAGATCAGTTTGTAAAGTTGGAGGTATAGTTATAATATGAAAATACGAAGTTATCATAAAGAAGTTGAAAAAGCTACTGCACAAATTCTTGATTGTTTTAACAATATTACAATAGAACGATCAGATGAAACAGGAATTCAGAAAACTATAGCAGTTCCTTGTGTCTATGGAAATAGAAGCCGGGTACTTAAATCATTGGAAAATAGAAATAAAACTATTAAACTTCCTATGCTATGTATTTCTATGGGAAGTCTTACACGAGATAAAACCAGAGTATTTGGAACTCATGATGGTTTATTTTATAAAAATGGAACCAATGCTTATCTTAAAAATATGCCTATTCCTGTCAACATAGAATATTCTTTGTATATGATAGGGAAATATCAAACAGACATAGATCAACTTATAAGTAATTTTACTGTATGGTTTAATCCTGATATCTTTGTTGTAATACCTCATCCATTAGAAGCAGGAAAAAATATTAAATGTCAACTTCTTTGGAATGGAAATATTTCTATGACTTATCCTGAAGAACTCGCTGCTGAAAATCCAGCACGAATCATAGCTACAACCAATTTTACATTTAAAACTTGGTTATTCCCAGGATTAGACGGCAACAGCTATACTGGCAAATCTATACATAGAATTAATTTTAATCCTCAAATATGGAATGATGAAAACGAACAAATCGGCCGACTACAGGGATTTTACGCTGTTCCAAACAATCTTACTTTTGATACATTCCAAGAAAACCTTTTGTGCGGATGGATTGATTCAAAATATTGTTGTGATATGGGATGGCAATTAAGCGCAGGTATCTCTGGCACATGGATGGATATATCAGCACTTGTAACAGGCGCTTTTGAAGGAAATTTAGCTTTATCCGGAGAAGATATGTGCTTTCTTACAATGAGTGATTATGATTCAAACGTAGGAATATTATTAATGTCAAAACAATGTTATATTCCCAGTAGTATCTCAGGTTTAACAATTGATGCTTATCTCGACTATTATTATAGTTGTTTAACCGGCAGCCTTTCCGGATATAACGGCGTTGATCAATATAGTACTATCTAAGATAGAATTAACTGATTTGATCCGTTAAAACTAATACAGTTACCATAAATAGTTGTTTAAACAATTATCAGATAAAGACTAATGAACAACAATATAATTATCAAGTGTATCCAGCTGTACCATTTGCACTTCAATGACTGTTAGTAGAAGGTTTAAAATATCTATAAGAATTTTTTATTAAACCACAGCCATTTTTAAGAAGTAATTTATTTATTTAATCTCTTTAATAAAATTCATAAGACAATTATAAACATAAGTCTGTTTGTCATTAGTTGGCATAGAAGCAAGATTTTTTTCCAGATTTTTAAGAGGCATTTCAATAATATCTCCATGTTGGTCTATCATAAATTGTTTGGATTCAAGAATTCCATCTATGAACTGGCCAATAGAAGGATTAAGTACTGCATCTACAGTTATCAGTTTATATTCAGAAACTATACCTTCATTAGTAACATCGCCGACTCCTCGAGTAGACATACCCGGTCGCCCTCCAGATATTAATATACTCTTAAGAATATTGCCCATCGGAGTACCTTCAAGAACTATAGATTCTCCTATCCAGATATTGCTATTAGTATTATCTGGATACAGCTTTGTTATTCTATGACAGATACGATCAGGATTAATCACACATGATTCAGGATGATTAAGTTCACCAAGAGCTCTTCCAGTAGATATAAATTCTTTTTCATACTCAGATATACATTTATCCATCATCTTTTTTCCATAAATACGGCCATTGTTATTTTTGGTTTCTGTCATAATATAAGGTCCACGTATCTTCAAAAACTTAGGAGAACTGGAATTTTCCTGCTCATGAATTATCTCATATTCATTAAGCTGAGTTTCTATCAATAATTTCAAAGGTTTCATTATTTATCCTCGATATTATAATTATTTATAAAAATTAAATTGCAATTTCTCCCCATACTCTGCATTTACTTTTGATATCTTTTGTTGTAAACTTACTATTTATAATAACAAAGAAAACTTTCTTCGACCTCTTTCGGATATCCTTCCAATGATATAAGACTATTATGAGAACAATCAAAATCTCCTTCGACTTTTTTAGGACAACTTTCAAGCGATATAAGTTGATTATTAGAACAGTTAAAAGACTTTTTAACTTTCCATGGACAACCTTTCAAAGCTATTAAAATCATATCTTTGAACCTGTTTATTCCATTTAAAAACATTTTATTAAGATTAAACCAAGTTTCAAATTTTTGCAATGAATAAATTTTATCCCGATTTTTCTCTTCATCCTCTCCAGGATACTGAAAAACTATCTCGGACTCATATAATCTAATTAACTGCTTGAAATTCATAAATAATATTTATAAATAATTATGAGGTGAATTCAATGAAAAAAATAGTATATGCAGCAGTATTATCAATGATTATGACCGGATGTACTTCAGTCATATATGAATCAAGAAGTAATCTTGTAACTAAAATAAACGACAAAGGTATCTTTATTACTACAGAACAATATATGGAACTAATAGATAAAAAAGGAATAGATAAACCTACAGTTGTTTCAGATGCCATTGGTAAATTCTATATTCCAGATAAGTATTTTATAGTCAAAGAAGATGGAAAAATATATCTTAATGTTCCCAATGAAGTTAAAAAGTGAGGTGAACTATGATTTGGGATGCTGCACTAGAAACTCTTAATCAAGTTCTAGAAATATATAAAGAACAATCTTCTCCTCAGTTTCAATATAAAAAAAAGATTAACAATATATATAAATCTTATATAGCCACTAAAGATGATGTAGAAGAATTAGATATTAAAATTAAAAAAGAACTGCTTAAAGATAATTCAGACGGAGATAAAATTTCAGTTATGATGCTGGAAAGACAAAAAATCGTTAATACAGCAAATAAACTTGAAAAACAATTATCTGAACTTTATAAAATGAAAGATATTATCCTGGCAAAAAATAAAACTAATAATGAACAATTATTTACATGAAATTCAAACACTTAGTTCAAAACATTCTTAATGAAGGAACTGTCTTTAAATCTTATTCAGACGCTGAAAATTATTGCAAATTAATTAGAAAAACCGGAATAAAATGTAAACCAATCAAAGTTAAATCCGGATCAGAAGGCTGGGGATACTGGCAAGTTAAATATAATTATCAATAATTATGGCAGAGTTCTACAAAAACAATTCTAATATAAGAGCTGCAAATTCAATCGAATATATAGACCCTGAAACTTATAAATTCAGAGCACAAGAAATACTTAAATGTAAAAAAGATATTATATATTTTACCGAACATTACTTCACAATTCTTTCATTAGATAAAGGTAAAAGCATAATTAAACTTTATCCAAAACAAAAAGAACTCCTAAAATGCATTCAAGATAATAAACGTATTGTATGCGTTTCGTCGAGGCAAGTTGGAAAGTGTTTATTATCAAGCACTTATATCAAAATTAGAAATAAGAAAACTGGTTTAGAAGAAGAAATAACAATTGGTGAATTTGAAAAAAGAATAACTAATAAATAGACAATTTGGAAAAGGTTTGTTATTTATATATAAATATATATAACAAATAAAAGAGGTGTTATATGAGTGTCGATACTAGTGTTATATGTAGTTTTTGTAAAAAGAATGTTGGCAGAAATTGTTTTAAAAAACATATTCAATCACATATTGAGCTGTCTAAATTTGATAGATTAGATATTTTTATTAAATGTTTTTTTACAATTACTCCTAAATATTTTTATAAAGAATTTTTAGAAGGATTAATTAAAATTAATATAGAAAAAACAGCTAATATTAGGCGTCTGATAGTTACATGGAATAGTAATTGTCAATTGTTAGAGCAGTTTAGAACAGTTGTTGTTGACGATGTTGATAGATTTTTCACTGTATATTTACCGTGGAGAAAGGATAATCCTAATAATATTAATTCTAAGGCATATGCTTCTATATTGGAAGCTAATGAGCCAGATCGATTTTATGATGAAGTTATTAAAAAAAGGAATCCTTACACTGGTCATGACGGCAGACTAAGTCCATGGAGCAAAGATTTTATTAGTTATACAAATTTATCTGACGAAGAGAAGTTAAAGAAAATAAGTCTTAGTAGAAAAGATGATGGAAAGCTTGGTCCGATTCATAAACAATATTGGATGAACAAAGGATTTTCTGAAGAAGAAGCAGTTAAGAAGGTTTGTGAGCGTCAGGCTGTTGGCAGTTTAGAGAATTTCAAGAAGAGATATGGTGAAGTTGAAGGTTTGGCCAGATGGAAAGCTAGACAAGAAAAATGGATGAAAAGCTATAAAAAATCTAATTATTCTAAAATTTCACAAGAATTATTTAATGGCATCAAAAATAGATTACAAAATTCATATCAGATGTTCTTTGCAACAAATGGACTAAATTATAATAATGAATTCATTTTAAAAACATCTAAATCATTTGTGAAATTGGATTTTTTTATTCCTGAATTGAATAAAGTGATTGAGTTTGATGGTGATTATTGGCATGGAGAGGCGCGTGGTAATAAAATCAGAGATGAACAGCGGGAGCGTGAGATTTTGGAGGCTAATCCGGATTTAAAGATAATGCATGTTAAAGAACGAGATTTTAGAAAAGATCCTGATAAAATAATAAGTGAGTGTGTTCAATGGTTGATGAATTAGATGAAAAGAAGTTTATAGAATCTGTTTTTGTAGATGATTATGAGGTAATGACTGATACTGGTTGGGTTGATATTGTTAAATTGCATAAGACAGTTCCTTATATAGTCTGGCATATAACGACTAAAAATGGTTATGAACTATATGCGGCGGATGATCATATTGTTTTTACAGATAAGATGGAAGAAATATTTTTAAAGAATCTTAATAGATCTAATAGTATAATGACAGTTGATGGGCCTTCTCAGATTGAATCTGTTGAATGTTTGGATTATGAAGAAAATATGTATGATTTAGAGTTGGATTATTCTTCTAATAAGCGGTATTATTCTAATGGGATTTTAAGTCATAATACAACTACGACTACTATATTTTGTCTTTGGTATGTTATGTTTCATATGGATAAAAAAGTTTTAATAGCAGCTAATAAAGAAAGTACTGCTGTTGAAATTATTGATAGAATTAAGTTGGCATTAGAAAATATACCTTTATGGATGCAGCCTGGGATTCTTACTTATAATAAGTTATCGGTTGAATTTAATAATGGAAGTAAGATAATGGGATCTTCTACGACAAGTGATAGTTTCCGTGGACAATCGGCGCATGTTTGTTATATTGATGAAGTTGCGGCAATTGATAATAGTATTATGAATCAATTTTGGTCCGCTGTATATCCGATTATATCTAGTTCTAAAGATAGTAAATGTATTATGGTTTCTACTCCTAGAGGAATAGGAAATTTGTTCTATGAAACTTATAATAACGCTATAATGAATGTAAACAATAAGGATGGTTGGAAAGCTTTTAGAATAGATTGGTATGATGTTCCAGGCAGAGACGAAGAATGGCTTAATCAACAACTGATATCTTTGAACAACAATAGGGTAATGTTCGCTCAAGAGTTCTTAAATAGTTTTCATTCAAGCTCTTATACACTATTAGATCCTAAGATAATAGATAAGTTCAAACAGTTTGCTTTGAGTGATCAATGGTTTGAGCCTGAGGAAATATCTATTAAGTTTACCAATAAGAAATATAAGAGGTGGTTCAAGCCTGAGATTAATCATAGTTATCTTATCGGGGCAGATACGGCGGATGGAATAGGTGGAGATAGTTCTATTATATTGGTTTTTGATATTACTGATGGAACTAATATAAAGCAGGTTTGTGAGTTTGAATCCAACAGCTGCAGTACATTTGAATTCTCCTATATTCTTACTAAACTTGCCAAATATTACAATGAAGCTCATATAGCAACAGAAGCCAATGGTATCGGAGAAGGAGTTCTGAATATGCTGGAATCTGTCTATCAATATGAGAATATAATCAATGCTGGTAGGAAGAAGCGGGAACGGGGAATTTACAGTCATGTTCAGACCAAAGCCGATGCATGTATGTGGACACGAGATCTTCTGCAGCATATAAATATAACATTATATAGTAAACAGCTTATTAATGAAATGGAAACTTTTGAAAAGAAAGAATCTAAGTTTAATATTTATCAGGCTGTAACAGGCAAACATGATGATTTTATGATGGCTTTTATCTGGGCAATGTATACTTTAAAACAGGAAATAATAGATATCTATTATTTTGTTGAAAAATATATAAATACACCTACAGGGATTGTTATTCCGAAGACGGTCAAAGCAGGATCGAATAGTTATTTTATAATGGATGATATACAGAAAAGCAGCAATGAAGAAGAGATATTTGACAATATGCTGAAAGGAAATCCAAAGTTGAGCACAAATTATATAAATAATATTGAAAAAGAAGAAGATCTTAGTTTCGCCGATGAACTTATAGATATGATAGATTCAGATGATTCTGAAAATTTTTCAATGTCTAATCAAAATTCATTTAATTTCTAAATGGCATTAAAAATTACATCATTTCCAATTATTACAGTAGATAATAAAGCTACTGAATTTCAGGAAGGTCTTTGTCCTGCTCTTTCCGGAGATGTAGATCAATTATCCGGTGCTTCTACTTCTGCAGTTGTATCTGAATATGGAATAAGAAAAGCTCTTGATGATCAATGCGATAATGCTGTATCTGGAATTAATCTTGGATCAGGCAAAGGTATATTCTCTGTTTATGACTATGATCCAGCTGCAGAGATTGGAACTGTATCATTAAAAAGTCTTAAAATTAATAATGATAGATTTACAATAACACAAACCAATAATAGTTTGAAAATTGATTATAATGCACAAGGTATCCGTGGATATGTTTATAATAGCGGTGAATATGTTCAGGGTGGAAAATATCAGTTAAACCAAGGATTTCCTTCTCTAAGTGGATTCCAATATATAATATTTAATATTAGTAGTAGTAATAAAGATGTTATGATTTTTGGTGGTCTGTATAGTGATAATGTTTTATCATATAATGAAAGTTCTAATACTTGGACAATACCTGGTACATTAACAACATTAGGAACTTATAAAGGATGGTATGTTGGTACTGGTACTATTGATAAAAAAACATATTTATTTTATGAATATAATTTTCAACGAATTTCTTCTTATAATCATATTACTAATGTACATACTGAATTAGTTTATCCACTGACTAGTGTTTCATATAGATATGGTGTCGATGTTTATCCATTAACTAATTTTAAAATATATTGGGGTAGTGGTTATTATTCTGGTCATTATACTGATATGTATGAATTTAATATTAATACATATGTTAATGTTGCTAAAGCTAGTTTTAATACTCTTACTACTGGTGGTTCCATTGGATCTTATGCAAGTTGGGGTATATATGGATATGGTTTAGGAAAAAATACTAGTTATCAACGTACTACTTTAAGATATGATAGTTCAACTGATTCTTATACCTTACTAGCAGACTCTCCAGTAGAAATTTATCGTTGGGGAGCTGCTCAAGGAATAAATGAAAAACTTTATTTAGTTAATCCATATGATTATAGTGGTTACATTAATGATGGACCATATGGAACACGCGATACTCCACAATGTTCTGTATATACTAT